CAGATGATCCAGCAGGGTCAGCAGGCCATTCAGCAGCTTACGCAGGAAGTCGAAGCCCTGAAGGCTGACAAGTCCATCGATCAGTTCAACGCCGAAACGAACCGCATGAAGGTCGTAGGCGACATCAACAACGATCAGGCTAAGACAGCCCTTTCCGCAGCCGGTCAGCTCGCATCGCTCGACCGTCCTGCACCCCAACCCGCGCGCCAAGGGTAAGCGGCGCTCTTTCCTCCCACCAAACCTGAAAAACGGAGTGGACCTCAATGCAAGAGGCTTTAACGGCTGTTGCCGATGCACAGGCTATGCCTGCAGGCGGAGAGCAGCAGCAGAATGCAGCGAATGCCGGCGAGACTCAGGAAGTCGAACTGGAGAATGACAACGAGGTCGTAGAAGGCGAAGAGGGCGAAGGGGAAGGCGACGAAAACGCCGAACCAGAGCTTGCCGACGTTGAATACGAAGGGAAGGCCTACAAGCTGCCTCCGGAGCTGAAAGACGCTCTCCTCCGGACTGCAGACTACACCCGCAAGACCCAGGAAGTCGCGGAACAGCGCAAGGCGGTCGAAGCCAGGATGGCCGAGGCCCAAGCGGCGTACCAGACCTCTCAGGAGGTCATCGAGGCTCGGGCGCTGGCGCATCATATCGATTCGCAGCTCAAGCAGTATGAGAACGTCAACTGGCAAGCTCTTGAGAACGAAGACCCCATGGCGGCTATGTCGCACTGGCGTCAGTTCCAGCAGCTCCAGCAACAGCGCGGTCAGGTCGCTCAATACCTCGACAAGACGCAGAACGACTTGTCCGAAAAGGCGAAACAGGCAACTGCAGATCGCCTCCGGGAAACACGCGCGTTTGCGGAGAAGGAACTTAAGGGCTGGACGCCCGAACTGGATAACAAGATCACCGAGTTTGCAACGAAGGATCTCGGCTTCTCCGTCGATAGCCTTCGCGAACAGTACACCCCGCAGGTGTATCGCACGCTCTATCTTGCCCACATCGGCCACCTTGCCCTCCAGAAGCAAACAGCCGCCCCCAAGCCCAGCGCCCCGGCAGCTCAACCCCTCACGAAGGTTACGACGCGAGCAAACCCGCCTCCCTCGGGACTCGATGACCGTCTTTCCATGGATGAGTGGACGAAGCGCAGGAATGCGCAGCTGGCGAAAAAGGGCTGATCCCCAACATCCGGCCAAGGAGCCATTTGAATGTCGAACACACTGTTGACGCCCACTGCGGTCACGCGCGAAGCGCTCCGCATCCTTCACCAGAAGCTGAATTTTGTCGGCTCGATCAATCGCCAGTATGACGACTCGTTCGCCAAGTCTGGCGCCAAGATCGGCGATAGCCTGAAGATTCGCCTTCCGAACCAGTATCAGGTTCGTACCGGCAAGACGATCTCCACTCAGGATACGGCAGAAGACAGCGTAACGCTGCAGGTCGGCACCCAGAAGGGTGTTGACATGAACTTCTCGTCTGCGGAACTCACGCTTTCGCTGGACGACTTCTCGAAGCGCATCATCGACCCTGCCATGACCGTGCTCGCTGCCAACATCGAGTACGACGCCATGAGCATGTTCAAGGATGTCTACAACGCTGTCTGGACCTCTGGTTCGGCCATCACGTACAACAACATCCTTGCCGGCCGCGTTCTCATGAACAACAGCCTTGCGCCCCAGAATGCCCGTACCGCCAACCTGAACTCTCAGGACATGGCGGATCTGGTCAAGGACACCAAGACGCTGTTCAACGACCAGGCGCAGCTCTCCAAGCAGTACAAAGAGGGCTACATGGGTCGTGCCGCTGGCTATGACTTCGTGGAAAACACCCTCTGGCCTGGCTACACGCGCGGCGCAGAAGATGCCAACTACGTCGTCAACACCTCGACGGGTATCACCTCCGGTTCGGCTACCGTTGCCGTTACCGGTGGCACGGGCGCGATGAACAAGGGCGATGTCTTCACCATCGTCGGCGTGAACTCGGTTCACCCGGAGACGAAGGCAGATACCGGCGTTCTCCAGCAGTTCGTTGTGACTGCTGCAAATGCTGGCGGCGCGGGCAACATCACTGTTTCCCCGACCCCGATCACCTCGGGCGCCAAGCAGAACGTCGTCATCAACTCTGCCGGTTCTGGCAAGGCCATGGTCTTCGCCGGAACTGCATCGCAGCAGGACGGCACTTCCATGCTGTACCAGGAAGACGCCTTCACCTTCGCAACGGCCGATCTCGTGATGCCGAATGGCGTCGATTTCGCTCGCCGCGAAGTTCAGGACGGCATCTCCATCCGCATCGTTCGCCAGTACGACATCAACAACGACAACCTCCCTTGCCGTCTCGATGTTCTCTACGGCTACAAGACGCTTCGCGGGCAGTTGGCTACCCGTCTCCACTTCAACTAAGGGCTTCGTGAAAGGAGCATGGACATGGCAGTTGAATTCCTCGGCGCCGGTTCCCCTGATGGAACGAACCTTGGCCGCAATACCACAACCGACAAGATCGGTTTTTATGGCACTACCCCCGTTGTTCAACGGGCATCCTCTGCGCAGGCATCCAGCCTGATTGCTGCAACCACGTCGCTCACGGCGAACATGGCAGCAGCCATTCAGGAAATCATGGCTACCATGACGGCGCTTGGCCTGTGGAAAGGTAGCGCATAATCATGAAGATAGTCATCGGGGTTCCGACCCTAACGAGACCCCATGACGCCCTTCTGAAGGCAATCGAAGAAGCAGTCCCGGCGCTTGATCGTGCCGGGATCGCACACAGCCTCGTCGCTGAGATTGGCTGCCCGTACATCAGCAGCGCCCGCGCGACACTTCTGCGTAAGGCGTTCGATGCTGACGCAGACGCAATCGTTTTCCTCGATCATGACGTTTCATTCCGCCCTGACGATCTCGTGAAGCTGATCGAGGCACAAGGCGACGTGGTTGCAGGAACATACCGCTTCAAGAAGGCGGAAGAAGAATACATGGGAGCGCTGGTAGACGTAGATGATCACCGCCCGATCGTCCGTGAAGACGGATGCATCAAGGCTGATCGCGTCCCGGCTGGCTTCCTGAAGATTACCCGCGCTGCGGTCGAGAGGTTCAAGCAATCTTTCCCGCATCTCGTGTTCAAGGACCGCGACGGCTTCGAAGCGGTCGACCTGTTCAACCATGGAGCCCATGACGGGCTCTGGTACGGCGAAGACTACGCCTTCTGCCGCAACTGGGTGTCGATCGGCGGGGAAATCTGGCTCGTTCCAGATCTGAACATCGACCACCACTCCGGTGAAACCGCCTTCCGTGGGAACTACCACGAATTCCTTCTCAGGCAGCCTGGGGGCTCGAATGAGCATATCGAACTACACCGAGCTTAAGGCGGCAATCACCGACTGGATGGCGCGTTCCGACCTGACGGGCAACGCTGCGGACTTCATCACGCTTGCAGAAGCGCGCATGAACCGCCTGCTTGGTCCTGTCGGCACCACAGCGCTCCTGAACGGTGTGCAGGGTGCTCAGACGGTCGATATCTCGTCACTGTCCGTTCAGGAGCCGCAGAACCTCTACATCAAGGAAGGCGAAACGGAATATTCCATGGTGCCGCGTGCGCTCGGCACCTATTCCACGACCTCTATCCAAGGTCGACCGACGATCTGGGCCATTGAAGGCGATACGATCACGCTCGATAGGCCCATGCTCTCGGCCTATTCGCTCCGCTTCGTCTATCTCGGACGCTTTGCCCTGTCGGATCTGGCCCCCACCAACGAATTCCTGACCAACCACCCGGATCTGTACCTGGCCGCATCGATCGTCTGGGGCTGCGCCTACGTCAAGGATCAGTCTGTCACGCTCTGGAAGCAGATGCTCGACGAGTTCACGGCAGAAGTCGCCAGCGACAATGCCCGCCGGAAGCGCTCTCAGCTCACCGTTGATCCGGGCCTTGGCACGATCGGCCGCTATCGCTACAGCAGCTTCACGGATTCGTCGGTATGATGATCCCGCTAAGCCCTTTCGAGCCGGACAAGAGCCCATTTGAAGGCACGAGCAGCGCCAACGTCGTCAATGCTCTCCCGGTCGCCAATGGCTGGGGACCGATGCCGGGGCTGTCTGTCATCTCCGCAGCGTTGCCAGCTGAATGCCGAG